TATGTGTTTTTAAAAAAGTTGTTTGTATATTTATGAAATTATATTTAACTTATGTAAAAAGTAATGAGCTGCTTGTCTAATCAACTTAATCTCAGCCTCAGAACTTTCAATTGTTAAACTACTTGATATTCTTTCATCAGGAAGTATTCTTGCTTCCTTAACAACCACACTTCCTTCATCACTTAATGCGTGTTCAATAAATGAGTCCATTAGTAGTTTTTCAAATGCCACACTTGCAGCTGTTATTCCATAAACATGATTTATTTCAGCTTCTGGAAGGATACCTGCTGGCTTTGAATGAGCACTTGAGTTTATGCTAGCTTTTGCTGGAACATTGGATACTGTTCTTCTAGCCAATGCTCTACTCATTGTTGTTCTTTGAATTCTCAAAACCGCTGAAACTATCGAATATAGGTCTCTTCCTGTGATGGTTTCCATCTCACCAAATGTTGCACTTTCTGCTGATGAATAGCTCTGTATTAAGCGTGGCCTTGCGATTTCTACTTTTGCTGATTCATAAATACTATTTAATACATCAACATATAAAGCGAGCGGTTCTAATTTTCTTAGTTCAGCCGTTTGGCTAGTTGTCGAAATAATCTCAGTTAGCATATTAATTATGTCTGGTAAGATCAGTGTTGCTTCGTTTATGTTCTCAACACTCAAGTCTATTTTTAGTATGCTTTTATTATTGTTAACTACTAACTTTGCGTTTTGGCTAATGTTTGAATATACGTAGGCATATAGATTTCTATATAACTCTTCAAGTAACAATGATGCTGATGCCGACATTCTAAAGCTCTCATTGATCGCTAAAGTCTGTGCAGCATTTTTAAGGCTTATCAATGCATCGTTTGTGTGTTTATTTTTACTATTAACATTAAACTCTATTGGTTCAATGTATGAAAGTGCACTATTCGATACAGTGTTATTTATTAAATCGACATTCAAAATCGCTGAGTCTAGACTTACAAATTCAACCTGTGTTGTATCTAAAACAAAAGTAAAAGCAACATTTGGCTCTGCAAATGAAGCTTCATTTTTAAAGATACTTATAAGTAGATTAAGCTTTCTGGCAATTTCAAGAATGTATGATCCAAAGAAAGTGTCAGGATTACTTGTTGTGCTTGCACCCCTAAAATCCAATCGTCCAACATAACCCTCATAAGCCTTGTTGAAGGTCCACTTCCATGTTGTTGGAACATGCACTTCGATATTGTGCCTTACTGAGTTAAAGATTTGAGCAGTTAAGGTGGGATAATAACCACTTAATAACACTCCGCTATATGTTGTATATTTATCATCCCAACTAAGACTCATAGCATTTAAGGTCTGATATAACTTATTGCATAGTGAGTTCCAAACAGCAGCTTTAAACTCAGCTGTATACCCTTTATTGTTAATGGCATAGTAGGCTTTAATGGTATCATCGTCTTTACTCCAGTTCCATGCCTCAAATGAAGTAGGTAAATTTAGATTTTTCATATAAACCACCAATTATCCAAACTTTGCAATAGCTGCACCAGTGTAAATATTCTTCATTTCTGTATCCTTGACTACATAAGCTGTGTTGTCACTGAAGCGAAAGAAAATACCGTTATAGCCTAGCATCGGAGTGAAGTTTCCACTTTCATCAGCAGGTTCAGAGTTTCCAATCCAAAGCCCGTCAGTAAACTTTTTAACAAGTCCAAAATCAGTAAATGCACCACTTCCAGAGCCAAGTTGAATATACGGATAGTCCTCACCTTCTGTTGTGTAGCCAAGTCTTAATTTGATATCGTTTGTACTATTGAAAACCTCAAAGCCGCTTGATGTCATTTGCGAGTATCCATCACTATTTTCAATATCCCCTGCATAATATCTACCGCCATAAATAGTAGACTGCCCTGACATATGTACATCCCCGTTTTCATCTACTATAAACTTATTGTTGATATTAATTTTCCCTGCATCAACCTCAATTGAGCCACTAAATTTATAACTTCCAGCAATTGGATCAAAGTAAAGCCTGTCTCTAAAGATATAGTCTTCATCCATTGCCTGCATTTTAAACTCATCGGAATTCATAATCACTTTAGCTTTCTGGTCTTCTCTTACTACCGTTAAACCATCATCAGGAGATATTTTTACACCGTAGTAACTTTTATTACTTTCTATGGAGTCTTGCTTTAATGAAACAAGATCTGCTTCGATCGTGGCTTCTGCTACACCTACCTCAAGGTCATAATCTTTGCTTATAAATGGCTTGCTTGTGATTCCAATAAGTCTTACATTTTCATTAATACCCAACCTATCAAACTTAAGATGTAACTCATCACCAACCACAAGATTGGTAGTCGGTCTTACTGTAATTGAATAAGAAGGAACTAATAAACCTGCTTTTTCTGTTTTGCTTATTGAAACTACATTTTTATCAATTAGGTCTATAGGATTTGAACTACCTCTATGACTAAACATATTTACATAGAAACCTGTAAACTCCACATCGCAGCCTATGATGTTAGCGATTTTAAGAATCATGCTTCGTACAGTACTTTCTTCTTTGATTGGAATTTCAAAATCAGCAGTAATATCACTTATCCCAGCATAAAAGCCAGTGTCTTTAAGTAGTAAAGTTAGTATCTCTTTTACTGTTCCAATTCCCCAAAAATAACTCCTTGAAAAACCGCTCAATCGATAAGAAACATGTTCACAGCTAAACTTAATTTTATATAGTCCCTTGCTTAGTGATTTTTGAATTGACACCACATCATAGTACTCATTGTTATATAGAATTGTATAATCACTACCATTTACTAAGGTTTCCAATTCATCAGTTATCAGCGTTTCAAAGTTTAAGGTTAGCACCCCTGATAGTGTTTCTTTTTTCGTGCAGGTTAGTATTTTCTCAATGTTAGTAAGAAAGACTCCACTTCTAGTGAATAGTTCAAATGCCATATTTATACCCCCATTGCACGTTTTAAGGATGCTGTTTTTAAACTTTGAATTCTACTTGTTGCTTCACTGATTAATTCACCATCCAGATATAACGGAACAGTGACTTCTATTGGTGATATCATTTCTTCATTTCTTTGAGGTGTGCCAGCACTAAAATCACCATTCATAGACTTTGCATCAATGGTTAGAGTCTTAATTGCATCTTGAAGGCTGTTTCTTGTTCCTTTAGTATCAACATTTGCTTCAACATTGATAGATGATTTAGTAGTTAGATTATTCATGATATCGTTGATGTTTTCTGTTAAATCTTCTGCTGCTTTAATTGGTGCTTCGTCAGTTTCAATACCACTACCTAAACCTTGCATCAACATGCTACCAACCCATGCCATTTTTCTTGAAGGTGATTTAATTCCAAAGAAATCAGTGATCCCCTTCCATAGGCTGCTAGCCCATCCAGAAACTTTATCTTTAATCCAACCAGCTAATGATTGAATACCATCCCATAAACCTTTTACTAGATTTTTACCCACTTCAGACATACCGCTTGTTAATGAAGAAAAAGCAGTAATGATACTTGTAATTATTTGCGGGATATTTTGTGTAATACTCTTAATAATCTCAGGTAGGTTTTGAATGATGGCTGAAAATAGCATTATTCCAATTCCCATGAATTTATCAATATTACCTGTTAAAGCATTCAATATACCTGTTATAATTTGCGGAATTGCTCCTACAATCATCATAATTATTTGAGGCAATTCTTGAATTAAGCTGATAAAAAGATTTATACCAGCTTCAATGATCAGAGGTATTGATTCAAAGATCGCATTAATAATTCCATCTATGATTTGTGTTATTGCTACAACTATTGCTGTAATAATTTCAGGTGTCAACAATTCAATACCTACATTAATGATGTCTGGAATTGATGATAATAAGAAATTCACAAGTGCAAGTATTAATCCTGGCAAGGCCTGTATCAGTATAGGTACAGCTGCTAAAATTCCCTCCGCTAAGCCTTTTACTAATTGAAGTGCAGCATCTAAAATCAAATGTAAATTGTTAATTAGTGTATCTACAACGGTGATTAAAGTTTTAACAATTGCAGGTATGAGTTCTGGTAATGCAGCGATAATTCCATTTGCAAGAGTAACCACCATTTCAATGGCTGCCGATAAGATATCTGGAAGGCTATCAAGTATTCCATTTACCAAAGTCATTATCACTTCAATTCCTGCTTTTGTAATCTTTGGTAGTGCTTTAAGTAATCCTTGTAATAAAGTGAACACTAATTTACTAACCGCATTTAGAATAAGCGAGAGGTTATTAACTATGGCTTTTGCAAATCCAGAAACGAGTGAACCAGCCATTCCCATTATTGTTGGCAGAAAATCAAAGATTGTCTTTGTCATTTGTTCTATCGCCAAACTTACAGCTTCACCTACTTTACTAAAGTCGCCATTAGACTCATTGATTGTAGTTCCAAGAATTGCGAAAGCCTCCGTAATACCAGCAGACAGATCGCTAATAGTTGGTAAAAATACACCTTGAATGGACCTCTTTGTACTTTGAATTGCTTTTTCTAAATCGTTATATTTTACTTCATTAATTTTTTCAAGAGTATCACCCACATCAAGTGTTGCATCTTTCATGCCAGATAAAACAGGTAGTACGCTTGCTTCTAAGTCCTTATATTTTGAGCCAAACAAAGATACCGCTATTTCGTTTTTCATCAATGGATCGTTGACACTTTCAAGTGCCTTCATTACTGCATAAAAAGCATCCTTAGCTGTTTGTCCACCAGCTGCAAATGCCTCTCGCATAATATCTGCATCCATTTTCAAATAAAAGAACGCATCTTTTGTTGTTGTGCTATCTTCTTTTACTCGGTTATTAAACTCTTTAACTGCATCACCGACTTTTTTAAGACTGAATACTCCAGCATCGGAACCGTTGATTAAGCTTGTTAGAAACTCATCAGATGATAATCCTAATGCAGAATATTGAGCAGAGAATTCATTTAGAATACTTATTAAATCACCATTTTTGTCTGCACCCTTTTGTGCTCCATATGCGATTAAGTTGTAAGCTTCTTCAGATGTAATACCGAAGTTTTTCATTAGTGAAGACACTGCTTGTGCTGATTCTTTTAAGTCATAGCCAAATGTATCACGCAGTGCAAACCCCGATTCCGTAGCTTTTTGAAGTTCCTCACCCATCAATCCAGTTGCACGACTTACAGCAGATAATCCATTAGCTACATCTTCTAGGCTATCTCCAAAATTACGTTTATAAACACTTTGTGCGATTACACCAAGTTGCTCTAACTCTTCTTCACTAGCACCTGTAGATGCTGCGATTTGATTAATTGCCTTGTTGTATTCATCACCTAATTTTACAAGTTGAACACCCGCTGCAATAGATGCTGCAGTAATTGCCGCCATCGCTGCTGCAAGAGCCACTCCCATAGATTTAGCAACTCCACCAAGTTTTCCAAATTTAGAACCAGAGTCGTCTGCTTTATCTCCGCTATCTTTTAAAGAATCTCCTAAATCATCAGTTGCTTCTCTTGCGTCATCAGTTGCTTCACTATGATCTTCAAGATCACCTGTGTTTTTCTTGAGTTCCTTAGACATGTTATTAAGTTCTGCTTTAGCATTATTTAATTGAACTTTCCATGCCTTAGTTCTTTTATCATTTTCGCCAAAAGAGGTTGAAGCATTCTTTAAAGCTGATTGCAAAGCTTCTATCTTTTGCTTTTGTGCATCTATTGATTTTTGTAGCACTTCATTTCTAGCTGTTAAGGCCTGTTCTGATTTGTCTTGCTTATCAAATTGACTCTCTATCAGCTTCATCTCTGAGCCTAATACTTTAAAGGATTGATTGATTTCAACTAGCTGAGCTTTGAACTCCTTTTCGCCTTCAATACCAATTTTTAAACCAAAATTATCAGCCATATGCTTCACCTCCTTTAGATGCCCTCAGGCAGAATATCATCAATGGAATGCTCCACTTTTGGCTTTGATAAACCTATAAATTGTTTGTGACATTCCCATAAATCAAGTAAAAGACCAAAAGGCATCATCCATACTTCTTCTTGTGTAAGTTGAAGATGGACAATGCCGTAATATAAAAGACGAGTAAACAACTCTTCGTCACTTACTCGTCCAGTGCGTTTTTTGATTGATCTTCACTCTCAACGTTTCTTTTAGTTCCTTTTAATAACGCTTCTGTAATTGCGTCTTTAAAGTCTCCTAAATCATTAGGTGTTGTTAATAGTTCTACTTCATCTTCAGTCAATAATTCTTTTTCATTTCCTTTGTTTCTTAGGTTATGAATCAAGATCGGTTGATTTGCAAGTAGTGTAATTAAATACACAACTTCAGATAACGCAGTATCAAAGTTTTCACTATTTAAAAGTTTATCGCCAAGTTTATCTAATCCACCATATCTTTTAGCTATTTCCTTTGTTGCTTTAGTAGTTAGTAACAACTCAAATTCTCTACCGCCAATATTAATAGCAGTGCTTCTTTCGTCAGCCATATAATTATTCCCCCTCTTCTGGAATTCCAACATACGCTGGTTCATACACTGCATCATACCAATCATCAATGATTGACTTATTATTTGCTGATTCTGTTACTTCAGCCTTCCAGGGATGCTTGAATGATGCGTCTAGTTTGTTTCTTCTTAAAATTGTACCTTCAATAGTAGGTGTTGAGAATGTAATGCTATCACCCTTTGTAGCTAGGTTTGTTGCAGGGATATTAAACAATACTCTGTATAACCAAAAGTACTTATATTTCCCATTAGATTTCTTGGCTCTAAAACCAATAGCTACTGGATTTGCAATGTCGCTTTCACCTGAAATTAAAACTCCATTACTATCAACTACTGCACCTACTAAGTCCGCTACAATGTCGTGACCTATGTCATCTACTGAAAGTGAAATAGTACCACTCTTAAACTCTCTTACAATTTCCGCTTGTCCATCATCGGCATAAAGAGTAGCTTCATTTAATTCCACACTCAAGTCTGCTGATATTGCTTTTGCTAGTTGGCTAGGCGTACCATAAGTTTCATTGCCACTTGCATCCTCAGTAATCTTTGCATAATACAACTTATCTAATCCGATTGTTGCCATTTTTTATTCCTCCTCTATTTTATAATGGTCGGCTACATCAATTGTGAAATGGTGATACTTGGTTTCTTTTTCATAGCCGTTGTATCTTCTTTCTGTGATTGTTAAGCCATTTTTTAATAATAATTTTTCCAAACTCCTCTTTAAATTAAGATAGTTTGACTTTGAATATATTGATATTCTAACTTCCTCGATATCTTGTTCTGGTAGGTTATCCGAATAAAGTTCGTAGGTTGATGTTACAGGTATTAAAACAATGTATTGGTCAGGTGCTTGTTCAGAAAATATACCTGTTTCAATCGGAACATTAAGTTCAGAAAATAATGATATGAGTTTTTCAAGTAATTTCATATTTTTTTAATTTCCTCCTCAAGTTTACCTATCATAGTATCCAGACATGCTTGTTTGGTAGTTATAACAGCTGGCTTTAAGAAAGGTCTAGCAGGTTGATTGTGTTTTCCATACTCGATAATATTTGCTATCATCGCATTTGACTTTCCATCTTTTCTAGGTTCGCTAAACCCAATCTTAATGTTACTATTCCCGTTCCTATCTTGCCTTACTGAACTGACACCTAAAGAATCAACAAGCTCACCTGTTGATCTGGATTCAACTTTTGTATCACTTCCAACAACAGACTCAAGGTTGATTTTTACTTTATCAAAAACAACCTCGCCTCCGCTTTGAAGAACCTTTGCTGTTATTTCATCAGTTTTGCTTCCTAATCTTGATAGTTTCTTTAAAAACTCTTCTGGCATTTTAACAGTCGCTTTAGCCATCAGTAGGTTCCACCTTTTTTGCTAAGACTTCAATATACATCTTTTTACCTTTTACATCTTCTATTGAGAAGATTTCAAATTCACTACCATCACAGACAATTACCATGCTTGTTGTTAAATTCACATTAGGTATTTTTCTAAACCTAAATAAATCAGTAGCCGTTGTGAAAGTAGCTCTATTAGCCCACATAGAATTGCCATGTCTACCTTCACGATAAGCTCTAATTGATGCTACTACTTCTTTGGCTTCATTCATAAACCCATCTTTATCTTTAGACTTATTTGGAAGGATTATTTGAATAAAATCATTCATTTTCCCATAACTCATACTTTCCACTCCCTATCAAGTCTTAGAAGTAAATTTACTGTGTTCCAGACCTGCTGCCCTGCCTGAACATTATCAGAAAAGAAACCACCAGTTGAACCATCCCTTGATTCATAGAAATGACTAGCTAACATAATGATTGCTTGTTTTGTTGTTGCTGGCATTTCATGAGTTGAGTAGTATGCTTCAGTAAGATGCTGGAAACTTTCTGCATAAGAAACTGCAGCAGTGATGTAACCTTCAATTAAACTATCATCTTCTGAGTGTTCAATAATTAAATTTTGTTTCACTTTTTGTAATAAATCTGAAGTTGCCATCACCACTGCCTCCTTAATTATTCTTCAATAACGATTGTTACTGTTTCTGCTTTAAATCCTGGTTTTCCTAAAGTAATAACTTTTGGTGTTTCTACTACTTCATCACACTTAATCCAAAGTACAAAAGATCCAGCAGGACATCCTACATTAGTTGCTTCATTAACGTCTGCTGTTGCTAAGGCATAAGTGCCATTGTAAATAACATCGATAATTGACGCTAGACCAGTTCCAATAGAAAGACCTATCCATTTATGTATTCCTTGTGCTGGATTATTTGAATCAAATGGAATCAACTCATCCACAGGAACCTTAATAGTAACTGTACTTTCATTTAAAGTAATGCTTTCAATTTTGCTGTGGTTAGCTGCAAGATCACCTGTTACAGTACTTATAGCCGCCACAGATACATTAAATAAATCTTTTGCAACAACGCCAGCATCTTTTAATTTAGTAATTAATTCATTTAAGTCATTCTTTAAAGTACCTACGTTTGCTGCACTTGATTCTTTTACATTTACCGCTTCTTTTACTCCACCGATTAATGTTTGAGTAGCAGGATTTATGGTGCAGGAACTTCCTCCTACACCACTTACCTCTGCGTTCTCACTAACAGTAAGTTTTCCGTTAATAATAATCTCACCATTAATAACGGTTTTCTCTCCGCCTTGTTCGGTATAATTTTTCACATTGTAACTCATATTAGTTACCTCCTTACGCCTTAATCTTTAAGATTTTAACAGCTTCAGGTAATACTAGTTTTCCATCTACACGTTCTTTAGCAACAAAACCAATCATTCCGTTTCCTGCGAATAATTCTTTTAATTCAGCAAATGAACGTACACCACGATCACCGATGTTGTAGTATGAGAAGTCACCAAATGCAATGACTGCTGCACCAGCTTCAATGTTTGGAACATATGCTGATGTCAATACTTCATAACCAAGTAATCGGTCAGGTTCCCCAGCTTGAAGAGCAGGTTGCCAGATGTATTGGCCGTTACCGTCTTTTAGTTTTCTTAAAGTAGCGATTGTTTGATCGTTTAAGATAAACTTAGCATTCTTTCTATATGGACGTTTTAAGGCATACACAAGATTGACGATTTCATCATATGTGATAGCTGTTGAGCTTGCAGTAGTAACTGCTACTTCGCCACCGCCACTTGCTGCAAAGATACCCAAAGGTTTACCTTCGCCATTTCCATTTAAGAATGCATCTTCTTCAGCGTTAGCTAAAGCCTTAGCAAACTGATCAATAAGATAGTTTTCTAAACCAAATGCATTATCGTATAAAAGTTCTTCTGTAACTTTAACTGCAACGTGTAGTTTGTGTGCATCTAAGATTACTTGATTAAATGTTGCATCTCCAAATGATAGAGCTTCGCCTTCTTCAATCCAAGCCGCAGCAGGTTTTGTTCCAGCAATGTTGATTTTGTGTTCACCACTAGTTTAGATGATAGTTCCTAATTTTCTTAGAATGTTCTCATCTGTTAAACCTTGAATCAAGCGAGTGTCATATTCTTCTGGTACTAAGTAACCACCGCTTGAGTCGATACCTTCTTGCAAAATATTACTTACTTGTCTGAAATTTGTACGAAGTGCATTAAACATAGCCTTTTTGTAAGCATCACTTGCTCTGCCAGTTTTTAATTCGTCATTCATTCCAGGTTTTTGTGTAAGAGGTGTACTTGTTGCTTTTTTAAGTTCGTTTTCTAAAAGCTCACGATCCTTCATACGATTAATCTCATCTCCCAACGCTTTAATTTTTGATTCCATCTCGTTATAAATCTTGATGTCCTCATCTGAAAGCAATCCATCTTTATCACGTTTACTTTCTACAAATGCTTTCGCACCTTCCCATAGTTTCTTTCTGTTTTCAATTAGTTCTTGAATAGTCATTTTTGTTTCCTCCATTTTTTACTTTATTAAAAAAAGACGCTCTAGCAGTTCGTTTGCTGATCGTCCATTTTTTATAGTTTCTTTTTTATTTACTGCGATTTTATTAAGTAGTGCAGTAGCTACTTGTTTAGTTGAAAATGCATATGCTTTAACATCGGCTTGCTTCTTTCCATCTTTTAAGATGTCATCAGCGAACCCAAGCTCGATAGCTTTGTTTGCATTCATCCATGTTTCCTCGTCCATTAAACGAGAGATTTTACTTCTGCTCATGCCTGTTTTAATTTCATAAGCATTGATAATACTTTCTTTTACTTCATTTAACATTTCGATACCCTTAGTCATTTCTTTGTGATCACCAAATACCTGTGTTGCAGGATTGTGAATCATCATTAATGCTGTAGGTGCCATCAAAACCTTAGTTCCTGCCATCGCAATTACTGATGCAGCACTTGCTGCTATTCCATCAACCTTGATAGTTACGTTTCCTTTGTAATCCATCAGCATTGAATAGATTTGACTTGCGGCTATACAGTCTCCGCCTGGCGAGTTAATCCAGATAGTAACATCACCTGAACCACTGAATAACTCATCATGAAACATTTTAGGTGTGATATCGTCATCAAACCAACTATCCTCCGCTATGGTTCCATAAATTTCTAGTAACCTTTCAGCGTTTGACTCGTCGTTCCTCTGATTTTTCCACACCCAGAACTTCTTGTTCTTCATTTAAATCATCCTCCTTTTTTGTGTTTTCTTTATTGGCATAAGCTCCAGCATCTCTTAGTGGCAGCATGTTTCCATTCACTAAATACAAATCCCCACCATCTAAAGGTGATATGCGATCAAGGTTTTCAAGTTCTCTGATGTCGTTTGCTGACATCCAGCCGTTTTGTCTACCGATTGAGTAACCCTTCATTCTTGACTCATAGTCGCCTCTAAGCAGTCCTTCTAAGTTAAACTTAATGAAGCATTCCTTCTTTTCATCATTTGATAGTAATGCTCGCATTAATGATTGTTCCCATCTGATCACCCAGGGATCTAAGGTGTATTTAACAAACTCTAAAGATTGCTGTTCTATATTTGAAAAACTCGACTTTTCCAAATCACCAACCATATGAGGCGGAATTCT